AGTACCGCATCGTATCTCTGACCTACATAACCCTCATTGAGTTCTAATGTGTAGTGAACTACAGTCTTACCCCTCTTAGCAGCAGCCATCCCAACATTAATCAATGCCCAAGACTTACCAATGCCAGGAGGTGCTGCGAACATTATTAACTCACCCTTACCAAAACCACCATCTGCTAACTCATCGATTATATCCCATCCCGTAGGAATAACATCCCTAACAGTAGCATCATATCGTTCTTGGATATGGACTTTGTATTCGTGTCCAACATTAGTATCTTGTCCTGCTTTCATCGCATCATCAATCTTTGATTTGATGACATCGAACTTACCCTCTTCCAATAAGGTAACCGAATCTAAGATTGCACTCTTAACTTCTTGGTTCTTACAGAACTCTAATGTCTTCTCTTTTACATAGTCTAAATCATCAGACTCTAATCCATTCCAAACCTGCTTTAGATTGTCTACAACTGATTGTTTAAGAACATCCCTTTCAACCTTATTTACCTCAACTTTGAATACATCCAATGTGGGTAATTCACTATAAGAGTCAAAATGAGATATAATGTTCTTTACAATCCACTCATTTGCTTCTGAGTCGAAGTATTCAGGTTTGATGATATCGTATACCATCTGAAGAAATACTCTGTCAGATAGTAATGATGATATAATCTTGATTTGAAAACTTGTTCCAAATTTATTTCCGAACTTATCCATAACTACTAATATACGAAAAAAGGATTAATCTAACAAACTTATTTTATAGTTTGTTTTGAGTGTTTATCCAAATCACTCCAAGTGTTCACCAACCATGTTTCTACATTCTTAAATGCAGTATACAACTTATCAATCATAAACTCCTTTTTGAACTGAAATGAGTTTAGTCCGTTTATAGGGGAATCGATGATGTTTCGTACATTTGATTTGATAGAGGAACTAATATCAGGATCGGATAATTGCATCAGATTGTAGTTTAACTCCACAACATCTTTATTCTCTAAGATTTTGTTCTTCAGCTTTTCATCATCCATTTCTGATACTCTCTCAAATAATGTATCCAATTCCAACCTCTCATTTTGTAGAAATCCCAATTTGTTCACAATGGTCTTTGGCCCGACACCTTTAAGACCACTTATGTTATCGGATTTGTCACCATCGAATGCTCGATAGAATACCAAATTGTGAGATGGGACACCATACAACTCTTTTACATCATCCTTACCCATCAACTTCTTTTTGGTGGGTTGGTATACTGAAATTCTATCATCTACCAATTGTAAGAAATCTTTGTCGGATGACACTATCAACACTTCTTTTTTGAATATGTGTCTAGCGGCATACGCCATTACATCATCTGCCTCCACATAATCAATGTAACACAAATCAACAGGTAGTAAACCTAAGTACTTAATCAGAGCGTTGAACTGATTCCTCATAGATTGTTGTTGGTCTTCCAAATCTTCATAACCTGCCAATCGGTTCACTTTGGTTAGACCTGTTCTACCATCTTTGTATCCGCTATACATTTTCTTTCTTCGATGAGAACCACCTTTCCCATCAAATACCACCAATACTCTCGTTGGTTTGTGGTTTCTAATAAGAGCACCGAGGGATAACAGAAATCCTGTCACCCCTCCTACATGCTCTCCATCATCATTCAATGTAGGAACTGCCCCAAAGACTCTGATGAACATATTCAATCCATCGACTATCATAACCTTATCGTTTACATCAGATTTTGATGTATTGGTTAGGTTATTCAACATTTGTTTGTAGTTAGTCGATACTGTCATCAAATTCCGTTGAGTCTATGTTTGCATTACTCTCAGCTTCTTGATATCCCAAGATGTATGCGTCACATATTTGTTTATACATTGATTCTTTCACTTCGGGTCTGTCTTCCAACAAAGTTGAGAAGTCTTTGGCTTGGAACTTAACCTCTTCACCAGTTTCTTCATCAACCCATGTATACCAAGCACCACCCTGCTTTACCAACTTATAGGTCTTCATAGTATTCAACCAAGAACCATATCGGTCAATCCCTCTGTCAAAGTAAATATCAAAATCAACTGCTCTCAATGGAGGGCCCATTCGATTTTTGATAACTTGGACTCTGGTCTTAATCCCAACGGCTTGGTCAACACCACCTACTTTAGAATTGAGTTTTCCCATTTGCTTCATCCTCAATCTACAAGATGCGTGGAAACCTAATGCTTTACCACCTGATGTGGTATAAGGGTCACCAAAGGATACTCCCATTCTAACTCTGAGTTGGTTTGTGAATACAACCAATATTCTCTCCCTACCAATGAGATTCGTAATCTTCCTCATTGCTTTTGAGATAATGATTGCTTTTTGAGTTGCGTAACCTGCTTGGTCGTAGTCTGCAGACAATTCTACTTTAGTAGTTGCAGCAGCTACTGAATCAACTACGATGGTTACCAACCTATCTTTATCAGATTTTCTAATAGACTCAATAATAGAATCCATTGCATCAAAGATATCTTCTACCGTTTCTAAAGGTACATAAAGTAACTTTTTGGTATCAACACCCAATGCTTCTAAGAACTCCTGATTGATTGCGTTCTCCGTATCAATGTATACTGCTAAACCACCCTTCTTTTGAGTGTTAGCCAATGTATGTGCTGATAGGAGGGATTTTCCACTCGCTTCTAAACCTGTAACCTCAACAATTCTTCCAACAGGAAATCCACCATTAGGTCGATTTGAAATTGCTAAATCTAACATATCGTCTCCTGTAGACACCCACTCAGTAAGGTCGGTGGGTGTCTGTTCAGAGCCATCTAAGAAATATGCAACTTTTTGTTGTCCTTTGAACTTCTTATTAAGGTTTTCGGCCAGAAGTGAAGATAATTCATCTCTGTTTGTTGCCATATACCTTAATTTTAATTGTTAAACAAATCGTCAAATGCGTCCTTTACATCAGATACTTTAGCTGTCTGAGCAGTATCTGTTGATGTGGTTGTTTCGGCTGGTTGAGTTTCCTCTTCTCCACCCTCAGCAACTTGTCCCGTTTCCATCCAAGTTTCCAACAATGACTTCATCTCATCGTAAGGATACTTCTTAAACATAGTTGGAAGTTCAATTTGGTCTTTAACCATTTCCAATACATTCTTATCTTCTGTGATAGGTGTTTGGTTTGGTTTTACTCTGATGTAAGTCTCAGGATAGTTCTTACCCAACTCTTTAGCGGTTTTGAACTCAACAGTGATATCTCTACCACTTGTTGGGTCTGTCAAATCACCATAATCAGGATCAGCGAAGAAAGCAAGAAGTTCTTGATAAACTGTCTTACCAAATCCCCAAAACTTAACACCCTCAGATTCTTCTCCTCTAACCAATACGGGAACATAAGTTCTCATCTTTGGTGTAAGTTGCTTGGAGAGATTCCAATTATCCCTATCACCTGTAGCCTTCAATTGGTCAGCGAACTCAACAAGTGGGTCTGCCTCACCAAAGGTCTGAGGTGAAAGAATGTTCTTACCACCAAAGTTGTAGTGAAAGAACAACTCAATGAAAGGGTTTGATTGATTGTGTACATAAGGTACGATTCGTACCTGCTGTTTGCCAGGCTTTGGCTTCCAAAGGTTATCTGTTTTAGTCACCTTTGTTTGTAGACTGTCAAGTCTGTTTCGGATTGCGTTTAGGTCAATTGCCATAATTACTCCATTTTTTATTTAGTTAAACATTTATTTCTACAAATATACGAATAATTTTTCAATTATCCAAGCTATATTTCAATTTTCAATTTCAGTACTCATTTAATCCCATGTACTGATATGGTTTTACTTTTTTAAAGTCCGTATGAACGAGGTTTACTTTCAATACGTTCAACTAACTTAATAGCTTCTAACAAACCTTCAGAATATCCTTTTCTATCTTCTTCTGATATTTTTTTTAGGTTATTGGGTTTATTGAAAGCCTTTAACTCAGCTAATATAGTACGAGACATTCTGTTCACCACACTACGTTCTGCTTTCTCAATATCAGACCTATCATAAGTATATGAACCATCCCAACTTTTTGAGAACTCTTTTAAAGACCTCATCTTTTTGATGTTCTCTATAAGTAATTTTCTATTTTGTTTGATAGACATAATAATCTCCTCTATTGTAATAAATATACGAAATTTTTAATTAACATCAATGATTCTGAACAG